CAAGTGCAGATTCTTGACGAGTGATTGCACCCTTTGGTGCCTTTTGTGGAACAGAGATAACTGCCTGTTGCTTCGGCTTGAAGAATTCATCTTCCACGATTTCTGGGTGATTCTCAATCAAGTATTGGTAGATACTTTCGTTCTTTCCAACACGGACACGACGAATGTAGAAATCATTATGCCATGCGTGAATTCCCGAAGAGGTTCCGAGGACTAATGACGAGGTGCCTTCGGGTTTGACAGTAGTAGTACGTGCTGCCTTGTTTGTCCCGATAAGTTCCGCCACACGCGCATTTTCCTCCTTCACTACATTTGCCGCCTCCTTCATACTGAGTTCTAAGACTGGACCAGAAGCTATTCCAGTCATTGAGACTCCGATGAGTGCTTCCTTTTCTGTCGTCTTTTTCCATATATCTCTCAGGTAGTGGAAGTTGGTGTAACTGGCTTGCAACGTTCCAATGAATGCTGCTGCCTTCGCACGTGCGTTGAAATCATCTTGGTCCTTGATGTCACCAGCATTGATGGTGGTCAAGTTACAGAATTGGAATGGACGGAGAGAAATTTCTGCACACGGGTTCAATCCCCAATTTGCATCATTCGTGAAGAAGAAACCAGGTTCACCAGAACCACTCATTTCAATCTTCTTCCAGAGTTCCAAGAATACTTCCTTTTCAATCTTGTGACGAACGATAACTGCTGAGTTGTTTGCACGACCACGTTGCGGGTTCGTTTCCCACCAGTTGCCGAACTTACAAGTCAACATATCATCATCGTCCAAATCAAACAATGAAATCATTGCGGAACGACGAATACCACCAGAAAGAACTGCATCAGCGATGAAGCAAAGAATATCGTGAACTTCAATCGTGGATAGGAATTGACCATTTTGCTTACGGTCAAGAATCTTTTGGATATTGTGTAAGCAATCCTTCAATGGTTCAGGACCAGGTGCCTTTCCACCAGAGGTGAGCAATAATGCACCCTTCGGACGGATATCAGAGAAGTCATATTCTGGAAGTGACTTACCCTTCATATATGCTTCAATCATCACCTTGACCGCATCTGCCCACCCTTCAATACTATCACCGACGAGGTAACGACGAGTCTTGGTTGGCTTGTTCACAGGTGGAAGTTGTTCAATATGATTCTTCTGTACGGAATACCCAACACCCGTTCCAGAAAGCAACAAGAACATTACTTCACTAAATGCGTCTGTATGATTGATTGGAAGGAAACAGCAATTGTATAAACGTGCGTTATTGATTTGAATTGGCTTCCCTGCGAATTGGAGTGAACGCATGGATGGGAGCACCTTCTTATCATATACGAATTCATATGCTGCTTCAATTTCCTTTGCTAACTTGGGAAACTTTTCCAAGTGCATAGCCTTATTTCTATCAACGAGTTCCTTCCACGTTTCACGGCGTTGCTTCTTCGGAAGGTACTTCGCATACTTCATAAACGTTGTGATTTCTGACAAAATCTTAGATTCTAACTGCATAACTTCTTGCTCCAAATCGTTAGGGGTATGGGGTTAAATAAATACTACGGTGTTACGTGAAAAATTCGGTGATTACCCAACGATATTTTTTAATCCAAATCCATCTCCAATAACTTCTTTGCGAGGTTTTGTTTCGTAACCGTTTCACCATTTTCCATCTGCTTCTTCAACATAATCCCCTTTGCGGAGGATTCGTCGTAAATCTCTATCTTTCCTACACTTGCGTCAATAATCATCGGGAACGTTTGACCATCAGACCCGAATCGGTTCTTAATGATATGGGCGCGACCCGTCTTATGAACCTTATCTTCTAACTTACGAGAGATTGAGAGTACCAAGTCGGCTGTCATAATCTTACTATAAGACTCTGCAATCTTGTCCGCCTGAATGACTTCATCCTGCAAGGCACTTCTCTGGGTCTGTGAAGCCGTCCAAATCGGAACTTGGAGTTCACCAGCCAATCCACGAAGTTCCTCATAAACTGCACCCAACTCTTGATAACGTGCATCCGTTCGGGCATTCGCACTCATCAAGTCTGCATAGTCTACGATAATAAGGTCGGGTTTGAATCCCAACGATGCCATCTGCTGTACGTGGGCTTGAATCGTGTGGGAAGTAATAGTACGAGCGGGATAATACTTAATGATAATTTCACCCTTAATCGTTTCCACCAAATCCTTAATCATATCAGGATGTTCTGGAATCTTCCCCGGCTCAATACCAGTATAAATAGTATCGTAACGCAACCCAACGTAGTTCTCGTTCAATTCCAACGTATAATGAACAACCTTCTTTCCAGCTCTAAGAGCGTTTGCTCCAATCGTTGCAAGTGCCCAACTCTTACCGACACCAGACGGAGCGATGACCACACCCAACTCACCACCAGCCAATCCACCACCGATAAGTGTATCAAGTGCATCCCACCCCGTAGGAATCGTATTACGAGCATCCTTCGTCAGTCGCTTCTCAACATCCTTCTTCCAATCGTGACCAACGGTCTTGGGTTGACCACTCCGAAGAGCATTGTCCACCAATACTTTGATTTCACCATATTGACCAATCTGAAGCAGGTCAACGGAACGAATGATAGCAGACTTCAACGTTTGATTCTTAGCGAAATCCAAGAAACTATCCTGAACGTAGTCCAAATCGTTGTCCTTCATCTTCTGGAAAATACCACGTAACGATTCGACGATACCAGTACGAAGCGTATCGTCCTTGACTTCCTTGTTCATCTCGACCTTGAATACTTCCAACGTTGGTAACGTCTTGTATTCATCAAAATAATCCAAGGCTGTCTGCACAATCCAACGATTCGCATCCAACTCAAAGAAGTTTGGGTTGATAACGTCATAGGATTGTGCAAGGAAGTCGGGTGAGTTCAACATAGCTGCCACAGCTTTCGCCTGGAAACTCGGGCCGAACTTAGCCAACGTGTCTACATTCTTGTCGTAGTTCTTATGGTCTACCATGATATCTCGCTAAAGGCGTAAAAGTAAATGTAATCCATTCATCGTAATTCTGAATACTACTAATAATCTTAGTACGAACCATCAGTCTTGTCAAGTCCGCTTTACGAATTGGTGGACATCCTTCTTCGTATTTATGTAATATTTTCATCTTTGCATCAATATTAATATTCACATCGTGCAAATTCATTAATTCCAAATTTCTATTTACTATACTGGTATTATCTAAAATGTTTTCTACTAACTTCGGCTTCTTTTTAATATCAGCATATTTTTGTTCAATTAAATCCAAATTAACTTCAACATTCGGGTCAGCCAATTCTGGAATATACTTCAATACAGTTTTTTCCCCAGCTCCCTTGATTCCATCAATGTTATCACTCTTGTCTCCAAGAAGTGACCGATAAAATACAAAGTTGGATGGGTGAACGCCGTAGGTTTCCAATACAACATCTACATCAAACGTTTTCTTCTTGACAGGGTTGTATAGTTTGACACTATCACTTACCATCTGTAAGAAATCCTTGTCTGTTGAATAGATGATGGATGTACCACCATTCTTTGTGACCAATTCCGACATATATGCGATAGTATCGTCTGCTTCAATATTATCCAGAGCAAGAATGGAAACTGGTAAACATTCCACCATTTCTACGAGTGACACCAACTGCCACTTCATATTCTCCCGTTCTTGTTCATCGGTGGTCATATCATACGAACGATTCAGACGAGTCGGCGGTTTCCGATTTGCCTTATATTCCTTATAAATCTTCCTTCGACGTTGTGACCCACCCTTCCCGTCAAATACCAATACAACTCTGGTAGGTTTGAAACTACGAATAGCAAACCCCAAAGATTTCATAAATCCAGCCATTCCCCCGATATGATTACCATCTTCATCCAGGGTGGGAATAGCGGCATAACTCCGCATAAATGTGTTGAGTGCGTCAACAATAAGGACACGGGAGTTGAATCCAATGTCCTTATTGTCAAACTGCATACTATCAAACACCTTCAATAAATCAGTCATTTAGTAATTGCTTTTTAGATGGTGATACTTCGTCCTCATCTTCTGCGGACTCCTTGTTGACCGCAGACGGGTCAAAGTCCTTCTCATACTTCATAATGAGTGCTTCACAAATCTTATCGTACAAGTCATTCTTACGTGTTTGGTCAGCTTCGAGGAACGCTGGAAATTCCTTACCTTGGAACTTCTCATCCTCATAAGAATACCACGCACCTGCTTGCTTGATAATACCGTTCTCCTTCAAGACATCCAACCAACTACTGTAATCGTCAATACCGCGATTGAAGTAAATGTTGAATTCAGCTTCACGATACGGCGGACCCAAACGGTTCTTGGTGATAACCGCCTTCGTGGTGATACCAATAATGTTGCCAGCCGAATCCTTCAACTTCCCAATCTGGGACAGACGGATACGAGTGGATGCGTGGAATCCGATTGCCTTACCACCAGAAGTGGTGTATGGGTCAGAGAACGCAGGAGCGTTCATCTTCAAACGGAGCTGATTGGTGAATACGAGAGCAATCTTCTCACGACCAAGAAGGTTGGTAATCTTTCTCATTGCCTTACTGATAATGATGGACTTCGCAGTTGCGTAACCATCCTTATTAAAGTCTGCAGCCATTTCCGTCTTGGTGGATGCGGCAGCAACGGAGTCAACCACAATCGTGACCAACTTATCCTTCTTCGCAGACGCACGTACCTTTTCAATAATGTTCACGATAGAGTCAAAAATATCCTCAACGGTATCGTGTTGAACATATACGAGCTTCTTCATATCCACACCAACTGCGGAGAAGAACTCATCGTTCACTGCGTTTTCGGTATCAATCAAGACCGCAACACCACCGCGCTTCTGTGTAGTCGCAATCAATGATGCACCAACGAGTGACTTACCAGATGCTTCTAGTCCAGTCAATTCAGTAATACGACCAGCGGCAATACCACCGTGTGGACGATTACTGATTGCGATATCCAACATCGTATTACCAGTGGAAATGAAATCAGTCAAATCCGTAGGAGTTTCTTCCTCACCATCAAGGAAGTATGCAACTTGTCCATCCTTGTACAACTTATTCAAGCTATCTGCGATAACTTGTGCCAGTTCATCACGGTCTGCTGATGGACTAGTCTTTTTTGTTTTGGTTTCTTTTGCCATATGATTCCTTATATGTAACAAAACACGCAGGCGCTAGGTAGTTGTGAGGCTACCTAGCACGCTACGTGTCTTTGGTTAATTAATCGTTGAACAACTCGTCAAACGCATCAACAGCGTTCTTGACGTTCTCCTTCGGAGCTGCTGCCGTGGTAGCGACCGGCTTCGGAGCCTCGGCTTCACGGGCAGGGGTGATAACAGAATTATCAGGGTCAAGATACTTCTCGAGCGTGACCTTCAACTCATTATAGGTCGGCTCAGTATACAGCTCCTTAATATCGGGCTGTTCTGACAACCAGACCTTCATCTGAGCAGCGTCAGTCGAAAGCGGAGTCTGAGACGGCTTGACCTTCACCGAAGTCTTAGCGAAATTGGTATCGCTCTTCTCCTTCGGGATATACTCAACTACAATGTCACGACCAGTCTTAGGGTCGGTAATATCGCCGTAATCGGGGTCAGAGATGTAAGAGAGAAGTTCCTGATACACCGTCTTACCGAACGAATAGAACCGAACACCCTTATCCTCTTCACCACGAACGATGACAGGGATATAAGTACGGAGCTTCGGCATGAACGGACGAGCCTCAGCGTAACGCTCCTTCGGGTCACGTGACTGGTCAGAACGGAGTGCATCAGCAAACTCCGCAATCGGGTCACGATTGCCATACGAGAGCGGCGAGAGATGGGTCTTGTTGCCTAGATAGTGGAAGTAGAGTTCAATAAAGGGATTCTCGGGGTTATCCTTCCACGGGACGATACGGATGACGGTCTTTCCTTCCTTCGGCTTCCAGATAGCGGTATCACGGTCCCCACCGCCGGTACGCTTGAAACTGTTGAGCTTACTCTTTAATGCGTTGATGTCTAGTGCCATACTGTTTACCTCGTTTAAAATGTTTAAGGGTGTTTATTGTAGTATACCCCAAGTAGGAAGAAGTATACTACGGTTTGTTTAGTTTGTCAAGTCCTACTTTTTAGAAGCTTAATATTTCTTTTATTTTGGTTTTAACTATTTTTAATTGACCGTGTGCGGTAACTAAAATAGAATTCTTTAATTCATCCCAATCAATCTTATAGGACTTGTCAATCTTCCCACCGTTTTTACTTGCAATTAATGCGTTTAATGCATTAATAGTATATATCGTATTCGTTTGCTTCTTTCTGTGAACCGATATGGTGGATGGTGGTGGAGCGTATGGTGACTTCAACGAACCAACAACGATATTGTAGGTTAATATGAGTTGATTTGCATCATCTACATTTTCCAACACATATACGTTATTGAACGCTAAAATATAGGACTTTTTTATGTTTTCAATACTTTCTTGTAAGCTGTCTGCTGGGATGAAAGTACATAACAATTGTGTTTCTGTTGTGTAATTGTTCATAGGAGACTCGTTAGGTGTACCACTCCTAATAAGTATCAAATTAACTTCAATAACACTATATTTTATATAAACTCATTCCATTGTAATTGTGACCACGATACTGACGGACGGGGTATCCACCCATACTCAATATTTGTGCCACATTTTCCATAATATCCAATTCATCATTCAATACATCCAAGAGAATAGCATCATAAGTATACAGAATGACTTTAGAGTTGAACGATTCCAGATACTTACAGACATTATGAACCCGTACAATCGCTTCTTCTGTTTCCGTCAATTGCATCATATAGTTGAATACCTTGTTACTGGTCGAGTCTACAACCATCACTTTGCGACCCGTTCCTGACAATACAAATCCATTCTGACGGTATTTCTCCCACAAATCGGACGAATACTCTTTGAGCTTTTGGAAGAACTCTACACCACCCGTATCGTCGCTATATCCATACATTAGACCGAAAGTCCGAGCCTTAGATTCCTCATACTGCTCTTCGGTGATTTGGTCGGTTCCGTAATACTGCTTTGCAAGGAATTCGTGAACAGAACTTTCGGGGAGTTTGTATCCAATCAGGTCTGCTGCAAGACGAAGATGGAACGCTTCATAGTCAAACTGGACAAGGGTTCCGTTCTCTCCAAACCGACTGACAAACTTCTCACGGGTACCATCATTCTTATTGAGAGCGGCAAAGTTGATTCCACCGAATGCATTACTTGGACGACCCGTGGAGGTATAAATGTTATAATCAGAATAGACGAACTGATTGTCGGTGGTCCACAATCCAGCTTGCTCAATCTGGGTCAATGTAGGAATCGTAATCTGATTGATGAATTCAAACGCAGATGTCTGTTCAGTGGACTGGCATCGGTCGTACATATGCTTACAGTGTTGTAAGAACGCCTCCGCGGTTTCCACCCACGAAGTTAGTGGGACACTATAATGGAGGTTCTTGAACTTAAACTGATTTTTAATCTGGTGAATCGCCATCGTATAATATTCCCGATACAACGGAATCACATCATAATTGAGATGTAACATCGATGCCAAATCAACTACGTTCTGTGCGTTGGTCAGATGTTGTAATTCTTTTTTATGAAGGGTGACCAACTTATAAGCATCACTAAGGTCTATCTGGAAGTGTGGGGCGTCGGGATGATTGACCGATACGGTATACGAGGTTCCATCGTCGAAAAGGAAATGGAGTGACGCCACACGATTTTGCGAAGAATGCAGAAATGCGTCAACCGCCACGGGATAAACATACGCAGTCTCTTCCCGAAGGCGGTTGTGTAGGTGTGTCAATTGTTCATAACCATTAATTACCATTTATAAAACCTTTCCGCTGAAGTATTCGAGTGGATTTCGTATCATATGTTTAAGACCCGGCATCTTCTTATCGTAGAAATCTAATGACACTTGGTTCTTATGTCCAGCCCCATACACAATTTGTCCATCCGTAGCGGTAGTATCTTTGTCATATCCACCAATAATCCATTTCATTTCAAGTGGTTGGTAAAATGGGTTATTTTTAAATACGTCATATTGTTTTTTATCTATTTCAATAATTTTTTTCGTGGGAACATACTGAACAAAGTATCGCATAACAAATCCAGCTAATATGTCTTGGTTTGTAATTTTTGGTCTGTTACTTAATGGAGCATCAAACATAGTAGTTATTCCTCAGGTAGATAACGGAATCGGCCTTGTATCTTAGTAATCCACCCACGGTCCACAGTAAATTCGTGAGCAACTTTTACTACTACATAATACCCCTGATTTAGTATACTTGGGATACGGTCTACCAAAAATGATTGCCACAAGTAAATACCACCAATACCAGGTAAAGTTAAATCAACTAATGTTTTTGTCAAGTTAGAACTACTGAATGCGTGTACTTTTCCACGTTTATTGTCTGCATCTGCGTTTAATTTCATTACCATTTGTGATGGATTAAATTCGATAAACTTCAATGCATTACCTAAATGATTATATTCTCTGATGATTGGTAATAGATTTGGATTATTGAGTCTGATGCCTGCTAGTTCGTTTTGTATGTTTGCCCGTTCTTCAGTTGTTTGGTTGACTCTAACAGTAGCGGTTCTATAAGCAGCTTCAGAACCAGCCAAACGTTGTTGTGCTTCTGCTGTAGCAACATCTTGCTGTGCAAATCTTAACTGAGTTTCCAAACGAAGAATAGGGTCATCTGGACACGTTGCCGATCCGGATTCGGGTGTGTTGGGTGGACATTTTACATACAAATCAGGTAATAATTTTAATTTATTAAGACCTTCAATATCGATTGATTGCCATGCGCTCTTTTGAGCAACGCCACCGACCCCAGCAATTGCTTGTACAGATATCATCGTAGGCATTCCAAACTCAACGTTAATATCTAATAAATCGCTTCCCACATCATCACTCGTACCCGTTTGTAGTTTTCTATTGAATACATACGTGTATTTTGGTGTTCCTGTACCTACATCTCCATAATAACTTGATATAAGTTGCTTTTTATTTGTAAGTGAATCTCTAATATTTGACACCGATGTGATATTAATCGGTAATGGCCGTAACGATTGGTTTGGCTTATTTTTTGATAATCCCATATCAATCACATGCAATCCTGGATTTGTATTATCGTTTGATAACAATTGTAAGTTCCAGTATCCTTCCGTTGCGGAATTCATTTTACTTAAAAGATAGTTCATTGCGGCTGTTATGGAGTCTGCGGATGTAAACGCTTCCATAATTATGTTGCTGTTCAACCATATACCTTTCGTTAGTAAGGATGACCCCGGTAATAAATTATCCCCACTTAAATTAGTAAATGCTCCAACAACGGACGTTCTTATACTTTGTGAAATTCCAGAATCTTCCAGTACAACGTTGTTGTTCGTCAATACGTTTGTAACATCTTGGGTAGTTGCTTGAGCATCTGCTTCTCCATTCGCAACTGGATTATAGATGACCATTACTCCAGGATTGACCGAGCGTAAATACGGATGATATCCTACTTCACTTGAAATTAGTTTACTATCATCCGCTTCGACGGTATTAGTTACTGGTCGGGGTAATGCTGATTTAATAAACCCTATTCCATACAATCCAAACGAATCGAGCGGTAAAACACTAGCCACTCCTTGTTGTTCATCATTTAATAGTACGTTAACAAAGAATTCCCACGAAATTAAATATCCTCCGCGAGTATTAGTTTCGGCGTTATGCGTCCCCGACTGTGCTTGGTTGTTATTAGTTTCCGATTGTCGTAACGGTATTACATGCGATTGCCATTTTTCTCTTAACGGACCACTTTCAACACTCTCCATTAATTTTTTAAATGAATTCACTTTCCATGAATATGATTCATCAAAATATTCTTTAATATCAAATGTTTTACAACCATCACCAATCGACGTACAAGTAGCCTTAGCACCTGTATGTATTGTGGGGACTTCAAACTGTTGAGAGGAATGCACTGTTAGTGTTATCTCATATGTATTATTTTTTGTGTATTTAAAATTAAAATTAGCAACATAACCAATGAGTGCCTCGTAGTTGCCATAATTTCCGTGCACCGTTTCATCTATAAATTTTTTCTGTTCTGCTTGGTCGGTGATAAGCTTTACGACTTCTGCGGAAATAACATCTTTATCCCGATTCCAATTGAAGGGGGTTATACTAGATTCAGTAGTACTACTTGATACCCGGCCAAATTCAAGTAATACGTTCGTGGATTGTCGTAAAAAGTATGTAAGTAATGCGTTTACTTGACCAACCGAATATGCTACTATCGTTATGTTTGCTTTAAACAATCCACCACGGACCCCCATCGGCCCAGAGGTACTACGTTCTGTAGTTACACTTGTAATACCGGGTACTGGAATATTATTTGCGTCAGTTTCGGCATTCTGCACCAATACTGGAACTCTAATAAATCGTCCATCACGTTTTGTTGTAGCATACGCTACAATACTATTATTTCCTTGTGGAAAATAAATGTTATCAAATGTTTCATTAGATTGCCCATGTATACCTAATGTGGGACACCATGCTTCCGTCGCCCCACTCAAATTTTCTTTATCGACCTTTAATAATGATGTTAATTTGATGAACGGCATGTGACTATTGGCCGTTTCCGTTGCTAACTGTCTACGATTCAATTCATATTGAATGTTAGGATGGAATGATTCAAACGAAGATATATAAGGAGACATACCACTCGTAGATGGTGATGGTATGGTTGCTTGTGCCAATGCAGCAACCGCGGCGCGTCGGTCAACGGCAATTAAATATTGAGTGGGGTCTATAGGAGTATCAGGAACTCTAAACGTATCTCCTGGAGCATCAGGATTTCCATTAACTTGTTTAAGTATAAAATGTAAATGTGCGCCGTATGTTCGTCCTGTTTTTCCCACTCTACCAATTGGTTGTCCTGCTTTAACCGATACACCTTCTTGAAGATTAAATTCTGATATAGAATTTTCTTCCATATGACAATATGTGGTAGTATACTGTGGGGGTCGTCCATATCTCATAGGTGCCCCCACTTCATTGTGTACCAATACAATCCCGGTACCACATCTACCATCGGTTACTATCCGATGCACAACACCATCGCTTACGGCCAATAACGGAGTACGTTCTGCTCCCCGAATATCTACCGCGTTATGAGGTTCTTCTGCGTCATATAACGACCGTTGCCCAAATGGACTGGTAATTACTAGTCGAGGTGTTGCTATCGGTAACGAATCAAAACGTATTGTCATATATTAGGTATAAATAACTTGGTTCCGGCAGGTATCGCTATCGTACCATTTGCTAAATTATTTGCTTTAGCAAGTACCCACCAATTGTTTGGAGTATCGTAAAATAATGAAGAGATAGTGTCTAACCTATCACCTTCTTGCGTCACATAGTAGTATGGAATATCTTCCGATGGAATCGGTGTAACGATATCAGTTTTATAATATGGAACATCTTTTGTTGTATCTACTTGAAGAGGAATAATATATCGGTCCATACGTTATCTCGCAAGTAAGCCGGCGTTATTTTTATTTTGTGTTTCAGAAAGTTCTTCGGTAATCTTATAGAATGGACTATTGTAGAACTTAGTACGCTTTTCAAGTAATATCAAGTTCATTCTTACATTGATAACTTGTGACACTTGTTTATCAATATCAAATGTTATGCTTTGGTCAAGCATATCATAATCTAATGAATCAATATAACACGGTTGTAAATCATAGATTTTACCAGCCGTAAGTTTAAATAACGGTGGTGTCATAAATCCACTACGAGATGCCCCGGCTGGAAATGCTAATCCTGTTAGGTAATTTACGCGAGTCCACATATCATCTATTTCGTTGGTAGAGAACGCAACAATATTAAATTCTAATGATACACTACGTTTCACTCCGCCATATGTAACAAATCGTTCAGTACGCCCAACGTATCGTTGGTCTGAGAATTCTGGTTTTACTGTTTCTTTAATTGATGAAATAAATGCTCTAAATTGGATTTTTTCTTTATCTGGAATACTAAAGAAAAAATTGATAATGTCTGAGCCCGTTCCTGCAATACTTCCATAATTAATTTTATTAGTAGCATCAACTGCTAAGTTGTTTCCTATTCCTGTGTTTAAGGTATCGTATAATTTACTGACCGACCTTTCACCAATTACAGGTTGTCCATTATTATACGATACAACTGTATTCGGCTCTGTTGCCCAATCAGATATCCGGTTACCACCAAAATATTTTGTGTTTAGTCTATCAGATGTATTTAGTAATTGCTTTTGCTTAAAATCCTTTGCTGCTTCAATAAATGAAGTTAATGGTGGTTGTTGAATGGCAGGAATAGACGTGCGTACAATTTGTCCAGCCGCAGACAATGTACTTCGTATACGTTCTCTACTAAACGTTTTAATAATATTTCGTGGACTGAATGCTCTCTTAATATTATTAATACTGTTTAAACTTCTAATGTTGTTTACTGTTTGTCTTACCAAGCTTTGTGTGACTTTCTGAGTAATTGAATTAATAGAAAGTACCGCTGACGTATTTTTGCTTGTTCTAGTACTCAGTGCCGGTGGAAGATTAATTCGAGGATTATAATCTACAAGTGGATTACCAAATACCACGAATTCCGGTCTGGAAGTATTATATACTTGGTCTGTGAAATTTGAAACTGCCGTGTTCGCTCTTCTTCTAAGTTCTCCACTAACGAGGTCACGTAAGGTTACTAACGTATTTCTAATGGATGAAAATCCAGATGAAGTTTTCGGAATAGTAGCTTTACTATAACTAGCTAACGTACTGTTCTGCAAAACTCCAGGAATACGTTGGACATATGCATCTGTAGAAATAAATCGGTTGGCATGAACACCCGGTACCGTATTCAACAACGGCGATATTGGATTATAAATTTTTGTGTTTGCAAATGTATTAGCAGATTGCAACAACGCTTGTTTTGCGGTGAACAATACTCCATCACCTGAAGTTAGAAATTTACTAACCCGGGTATAATCTCTGCTGACCGATACTCCTACTGGAAAAAGTCGAATATCATTTTTGATACGACTTCTGGATGCCTCGGTGTCTGGTTTGACCGAAACAAATGGTTGATTACTGTTCGGTGTTTGTGGAGAAAACCGTCCGTAAATTTCCTTAGACGATGCGTTAAAAAGTTCTGCCAAAGTTGCCATACTTATGCTCTCTCATTACGTGAGTATACACCAACCAAACTCATACGAGGAACCGTTCTTTGTGTACCATCAACGTTAATCGTGGTAGTCGCACTGCTGACCGTATCAATAAATCTATCAATCTTACTCATTAATGCGGAGTTGTCCGCCATTTGTACAGACCCCCGTGGCATCAAATTAGTACCTGCGATAACCGTATCATTATTATTTAATGCGATGTTTCCTTTTGGAGTTACTAAGGTTCTATCTCCGTATGATGACACCACATCGTCCCCGGCAAATAAGCTTGCTGCTCCCATTGCTAATAATGGTAGTAAAATAGCTCCACCGGTGGCCGCGAAAGTAGCGGATAATCCTAACGTTCCTGCAAGAGAGGCGCCCAATGCTCCACCGGCTGCCCCAAGAAGTGGTAAAGCAGTATTGCCTGTAGATTTTTGTATTGCTTGTGTTGTGGTACCTAATGCACTAGCAAATCCTGCTAGGGCACCATCTGGTCCCGATATGTCTAATAATTGTTGTTCTAACGTTGCAACCGCCGGTTCCATACCACCACGTAACAAATCTTCTACCTTAACTCCTGGTAATTGTTCTGTTAATGCGCGGAAACTTGTACTGGTTTTCAATAATGCATCTGGTATATTTTGGTCTAGGTATCTAAAGGCTGCTTCCGGTCCTTCTAATTCAGATATTCTAACGAATGAACTAAAATCAATAGTTGCGCCTAATTGATTTAATTGATTAACAGTGTCTAATGTGCCTTCTAAATTAGTAACAACTCCTTGTTGTACTGCTCGGTACTGCTCTAAACTTATACCTATTCTATCAAGATTAATCGCTGACCTTGCGGCACTTTGACCAAATATTAATAAGGAAGGAATATTTCTATTGATAATACGTTCATATTGTTGAGTAGAAAACCCAGCACGACCAGTAGAATTCTTAAACTGTTCAATACTTTCCAAACTTGTTAGTCCTAACGCTCCAAAATTTCTTAAAGTGTTAGATGTTAGTTCAAATTCACCACCAAATATTCTTTTTAAACCTGACGCGAATTCTGCTGTCGCATCGGAACTTAATTGAAATCCTTCTGGGACGTTAACAAAGGCGTCTGCCGCAGATTTTTGTACCGCTTGGATTTGTTCGACAGTTGCGGCGAAGTTTACACCATATCGAAAAACTTGTGACGCAAAATTAGCTCTCGCTTGTGATTCTAATCGTATACCATCTGTAAGTGTCGTTCCGATAGTCCTTGCTAACGCACGACCTGAATTTGTAAGTTCTTCTGTTATATCAAATACTGCTGTACTAAGTTTTTGTAGCGCACCAATGACCTTTTTTTGTCCGTCGGTCATTTTATCTGCGTCACCCGTACCGCCAGCACCAGTACCTTTTTGGTCTAAAGCTTCGGTATTCTTATTTAGCGCAGTAATTAAATCATCAACTTTACTATTAAATGATCGAAAATCAACGGTCGGGTCTGCCATAATTATCTCTTATTAGATTTTGGTCGAGATTTTGGTTTAGATGCTTCTACTTCCTGTTTCTTAGCATCTTCCAATTGTTTTGTGTAAAAAGTTCGTAAATAAACCGGCATATTATAGACATCTTGGAATGTAAACGCACCATTACTATAATATGACAACATAAACAACAGTTTGTGAACTTCTACTTTATGCTCGGAGGTCAGGCCAAAAAAAGCTCGCCCCGAAGGGCATCCTCGCTTTGACTGAAGTTTCACACAACGTACACGTAACGGTTAAGTCAAAATTCACATCAGGTGTAACCTTTTTCACTTCTTCACGAAATGCTCGTAAATCTCGAATAATCATAGACTCCGAAAATTCCCGAATGACTTTCTTATCCCGATTACCGTTGACCGCAGTAATCATATAACTTAATCTAGTCGGTGTATCTCCTTGTACGGTATTATCTATTTTCTTTATTGCTTCAACTTCTTGTTCGATAGCTTTTTCATCCTTTCGTGTCAACAAGCGAAATGATACTTGGATTCCTGTTGGGAGGTTGACTGTAAATTCTCCGTTATTTGAATTTACCTCTGGGTTGGTCGTATCCAACTTTGTTAAATCTATCGTATAATCAAATCGTTTCCCACACGAATTACATGGTAATTGAACTTCGTAGTCTTTACCATATGCTAAGATACGAGAAGCGACCATTACCGCATTCAAGTCACCTGCTAACAAATCTTCAGGTTTGACGCCCTTTGTAACAATTAAACTTTCCAACAACTTGTCTAATACCGTCCCCTTTTGGATAAGGTTGGTTGAGGTCAAGATATCTTCTTCCTTTGCGGTCATATACTTAACGTCAATCTTCCCACTCCGTAACGGACTCCCTTCCGGATAGAGCTTTCCACCACTTGGCAAATCTATCGTTTCTGTCGGGAAATTGTATTCTGCCATAAATAACTCCTTTAACTATTTGGTTTTACCACTATAATAAATATCAATCGTCTACGTTTTTGGTGGAAATATCCTCTTTATAAACCTGACTGATTTTGGACACAAACTCCTTAAAATACGACTTAGAACGTTCGGGTGTGACCAATGCCCCGTCCACCACCAAATCTGCGACCCTTTGTTTATCTTTAAGGATATCCCGCATATATTCGTCAATAGTATCTACACATACCATATAATAGACTTGCACCTGACTAGTTTGGCCGATACGATGGGTACGGTCTTCTGCTTGTTCGTGGTTTGCGGGTGTCCAGTCCATATTAAGAAATACGACGGTATCTATCTGTTTCTGTAGTCCGTCAATACCCATACCGGCAGCCATCAAACTGAATAGTCCTACTTTAGCTTCTCCACTGGTCAACCGGTCAATAGATTTCTGACGTTCCTTACTATTCATTTCACCCGTCAGTATAGCCGACTTCTCCCCATAGTGTTCTTGGAGGAACTTCAGTGGAGCGAGGTAGTTGCTGAAAATAAGAATAGGTTTATCGTTGTCCAAGAACTCGTCCACCATTTCCACCAACCGTGGCATCTTCTTTTCAATCAAGAACTCTTGGATTTTCGGCATGTGACCAATAGTAGGTTTCTCAACCTTCCACCGACCAAACACTTCTCGTAACATTTCCTTATATTGCTTCTGTTCATCCTTCGTCAATTCCACATACAGGTCATTTCGTTGCTTTGCGGGAAGTTCGGTCAAGATTTGTTCTTTCTTACGGCGGATGACCAAATCTTTTGTACGGTCGTGGAGGTCTTGAAGGTTACGTGGTGCCTCACCCTTCCACCCGCCGTACCGTTGGGTGAAATGGAAAAAATTATTGAAACGGTCTTTGTCGAGGAAATTCAACAATGCAAATGCTTCAATAGGACGGGACATCACCGGAGTACCTGTCAGGAAGATACAGTACTTCGTTTTGATGCCTGGATATTTCCGTCGTTCTTTATATGACCCTAGGATACTTTTGGCTCGGATGGTTTGTCGGTTTTTGAGGTAGGTTGCTTCGTCACAAACAAGGAGGTCAAAGTCTTGCTTCCGTAAATCACCGACCACCTTACCAACGGCATCATAATGAACAATATGAAACTGATTGCTAAGCTTTCCATAATAGTTTTTACTATCCCATACAGTACTCTCCTTTCCGGTAAATTTTTTAATTTCACGTTGCCAATTCACCACAACGGAGAGTGGACAGACGATGATTGTTTTTAAATTCTTATGTTGTGCGAATCCAATTGCTTGTGCAGTCTTTCCCAGACCAGGCGCATCTGCGATGAGACACCGACCGTCTGCCCGTTCCACGAATTTAACACCGACTTTCTGGTATGGATATAGTTGGAGTTGCATCCCTTTAATGTCAAACTCCACATCTTCTTTGACCCGAATCTCATCCAAATCTTCACGGCGGTCTTTTAACTTCTCCAAGAGTTTCAATACCTTCTCATCACACTTGATATTATTTTGTCCAAAGACATTAAACGCCTTGGGGAGATGGACGGCTGGAAACTCCCACCACTTCTCTTCTCCATTCCACTTTCGTCCATCGACTTCATACTTGAACTTCGCCATCAAGTTGGGATTATATGGCATGACAACAACCGCAGTTTTACTATCCTTTAAATGAATAGAAACTGTGGTGTCTGTCGAAACTTGTGGTGTAAATGTGGAAGTCGGGTTATTCGTCTTTGCGATTTTAAGGTGGGAAATATCCTCACCTTTCAGCGTCATTTGTGCCGCTTCTTTCCAGACTTCAGGTATACCAACGGTTTGTGTCATCCATTGAAGGTATGACTGATTGTTGTAGTATACGTGAGCAAGTGAATAACCTTTAAACTTTCCAAACGTGAGTATTGCCTGTTCAGCTGACTGGTGTATCATTTGTTTTTTCGACCTTAACGTAAGTAAATGTATCTAGGTCTAATCGCCATCCGTCATTTGGGTCAAGTCCTAACATTCTCATCATTTCTTCGTTGGCTTGTGCAACTTTAGCAGTCAACTCTGATTGATAGATTTTTAATAATTGATTATTACTTTCAATTAAATTTCGTAGCGCTAATGGTGCTGGAACCGTATTTGTCATATTACCTGCCTGTAATGTTTAGTGAAACTTAAAGGTTTATTTACTATTTGTCAAGGTGTGTATGATGATGGACAAATAATCGTCGTACCCGTGCATGGTGTAGGTAACGGAATGCAAACAATGCTATATCCCACAGGTGGTGTTAATTCAGTACACGCAACATATCCAGCAGGACAATCATATATTGCCTGCCCCCGTGTCCCCGTTGGTCCTTGTGACCCAGTTGGCCCTTGAAGAGTACCAACACATCCAGAGGCATCTGTTCCTCGTGATCCACTAGGACCAATAGTACCTATTGTTGCCGCATAAACGGCAGATTGTGCGATACCGCCAACAGAAGCGGTGAAACTTGACGTAACGGATTGCTGAGAAACAGAACTAGTTACAATCGATCCGGAAGATACACCGGAAATATTAAATGGAAAATAAAATGACATATTTTATGTACAATTTGAGTTAGACCCACCACAAACGATATAATCAGTACATGATAAACTACCAACACAATTGTTATCATAAGTATATAAATCAGTACCAACACAGTACGTATCAAACGGTGTACAACAAGTAGCAGTTGTCAAACTTCCCGTATAACTTCCAAATCCACGTGGACCGGTTGAACCTGCTGGACCTGTTACTCCTTGGGGGCCGGTTACGGTCTGATTTGATCCCGATGGTCCTTGTGGACCTTGATATATAATGTCTGCGCTTAATGCGAGAGATGCACTAAGAATGGGTTTATTTGGATTATATAAATGTGAGGCTGATACTGCAAGGCTTGCACTTTGCAAATATGATATTATGTTTGCCGTCCCACCGTGCGGATAAAATTTCATAAATTATTCTCCAGGTCTACCGATTTCACCAATCGGACCTTGACTACCAGATGGTCCTTGTGGACCTTGACTTCCAGATTGCTGAATACACTGACCCGATGGACCTTGTGACCCGCTTGGACCTTGAATTGCGTACGAAGCTGACAGTGCGGTTACATAACTGAGTGCATCAATTGTATACGCAGCAAATGATGAAGTTGCCGGAAAATATGTGTGTGACCCAGACCCAAATGGATAATATCTCATATTAAGTTTCTAGTGGGTAAATATAAAATGACGCAGTAATTGGTGTATCTGTTCCGGTTCTATTTTGTATTATATACGAGTATGTGTTTGTTCCGGTATACGAATTATTCAAATTGTATGCTTCAAGAACGGGTGATAATATATACGAATATGATGCGCTATCAAATAATAAATCTGAAATTAGTTTAGAGTTATTGTCAGGTAGTGTACCCACTGTTCGCACTTTTTCGGAAAGGGGAACATCAGACTCGACCGAATATAATCGAATTCTACTAACCGTATCCGCACTTGCACTCATTAAAATGAATGCTTTTGGTGCAGTAAATGTACCTTCATGAATAATATTGTTTGCTAACGCATACTGTTGAATAGTAATGGTATGACGGTCGGTAAATTGTTCAATAGGATAATACGTAAAATTTACATTTGTACCGTTAGATCCACTTATATTATACCACGTTTTACTATCAACAAACGTTGACCCGATTACGGGTGGGTCAAATGTAAAAGTTAAATCCGTGTCTAATGTTCCATCAAATGTCAATCCTACTGATGCACTAATGTCTAACGATGAACTTAATCTAAGGTCGTCGATTGCAACACTAGCACTATCCGAATAAAGTCTGATACGGCATGGATTATTTGCAGTCACTCCAAGTAAAACATAACTTGAACCGAATGATGTGGTACTTGATGAAGGTGGACTATTACTCAACGTTACGGTTTGTCGAGTAAATAACGCTCCACTTTGTATTTGTTCCAAAAGTCCCATAGATTGTCCTTAAAGAGATACTACTATAAATATCAGTTTGACTAGTATGGAGTAACTACCCACGTAGCCCCATTATAATATTTTACTGGTTTTGTGACCCACGATGCGCCATTCCAAACCTTTACAGGTTTTGCTACCCAAGCTGCACCAGTCCAGACTTTAATTTGGCCAGTTGTTCCGGCTGCAGATTGTACTTGTGCTGTAGCCGGAACAAGCGGTTGGTATACCCAGGTTGACATATTATGCTACCTTACGGATTGACCAATTTACCGTGATAGTTCCTACCAACGCATCCAAAGTAACATCCCAACCATGTAAGAGTATCAACGATGGGCTGACCCATGTATCCGTCATCGTTCCAGTTAATATAGCTTCATAAATAACACGTTGGGTATCGGTAGACCGACATTTTTCATAAATACGAACTTGTAATTGGTCTGTTGCCACCATATCTGACGTATCCAAGAATACTTGATATACTCCGTCATCGGTAATCGGTGACCCTGACGAATAGTTTGCGTTATTTGGTGCGGAATATTCCGTTACTCCGATTGCCGCCGACCCTGCATATGCTTCTGTTATTGCCATAAGTAATCCTCTTTATTATTTATCCGCCCATTCCATAGGCGATGACTGTATATCCACCCGTTTCGTTCGTCGCGGCGTTAATTGCACGTACATATAGTGAACTTCCTGCCGGAACTGACCATTCACATCCTACGGTAATAGGCATACTACTGTACGTTTCTGCAGCGGACCCAACACGAATAGGAAAATCTCTAAGAATCATATCTGTTCCCGGGTCAGTTCCATCTCCGACCCCCAAATCTAAATGAATGGTACTGTTCGCAGCATATGATGAATCGGCTGCGGTACCTTCCAATCCAAGTTGCCACCACCATAATCTTTTAGTAGTCGTTCCAAGTGGTACCCAGGAACTTTTTGTTGC